AGCCAAGATAACTTTATCTCCCTCAACTTGGACTAGAGCATCTTCCACGAGTGTCTCCATTTTTATTTGGTCTACGGCTATTTTCTTTGCCTCATCCGGGATTTCGGGTAGCTTGTCGTTTTTTCCCTTCTTCGACTCTTCCTTTTCCTCCGGTTCCTTCTCCGCGTTTTCCTCCGGCTGATCTGCGGTAGTGGTGTCGTCGCTCAGACCACCCACGATAGCAACGCATGCGCCCAGCAATAGGAAAAGTCCAAAGACAGCGCCACATCCAATGAGTACTTTTTTCATGATATCCCTCCTATTCGTATACTTCGCAACCAAGACAAATTTTGTGTCCACTTATCCCCTCAGCTTATCCCCTCAGCCACAGCAGAAAAAACAACACGAACAGCGGTAGAAGCAAAAATAAAGTCCATCCCCAATTACGCATATCCAGCACCTTTTATTTTTTTCTCTGTATCCTTCGTATCATACATATGTTTCCGTGTCTATCGGTCATTGAAAGCATCCGGCAAATTCGGCAAAATGGTGATATGATCCCCTGCAAACGGAGGGCAATATGAATACTGAATATGCCGTATATGTACGAGTATCGACAGACCGAGATGAACAGATATCGTCGGTGGAAAACCAGATCGACATATGCCGGAACTGGTTGGAGCGGAACGGCTACGGCTGGGACGAGAACAACGTCTATAAAGACGAAGGCATCAGCGGAACCCTTTTTCTTGAACGACCAGCGATCCAGCTAATTCTGGAGAAGGCGAAGAAAAAGGAAATCCAGACGGTTGTTTTCAAATCTATCAGCCGTCTAGCGCGGGACTTGAAGGATTCATTGGAAATCCGGGAGGTGCTTATTGCGCACAATGTTCGGATCATCTCTGTAGAAGAGGGCTACGACAGTCATAAGGCGGGGAAGAACGACATGGCTTTCGAGCTCTGGTCACTCTTTTCCGCTCAGTACAGCCGGACACTTTCCTCCGGCGTTTCGGCGGCTTTGGCGGCGAAGGTACGACGGGGGGAACACATTGGTCGGACCCCGTACGGCTACGACAAGGTAGATGGGTTTCTGATTATAAACGAAGAAGAGGCGGAGGTAGTCCGACAAATATATGGCTGGTATAACCAGGGCTGGGGGTACAAGCGGATCACCAGCCAGCTAAACGCCCAGGGTATTAAGCCCAAGCACATTAGTAGGTGGCAAATCACCAGTGTGAAACGGCTTATAAATAATCCGATCTATTGCGGCGATTTCATCATGAACCAGTTTACTAAGGTGAAATCAGAAGGGCGACGGAAACAGATTCGCAACCCACGGGAAAAGTGGATTTTTTTCAAAGACCACCACCCAGCGATTGTATCCCGCGAGGTATGGCGGCAGGCGAATACAAAAGAGTGGAAAGGGAACAGGAGCAAGATCACGCCCAAGAATGAGTTCCGAGGTTTGGTCAAATGCTCTCGCTGTGGTTCCAATATGATCATATGGCAATCGCCAAAGAAGCTTGCCAGCGGGAAAAAGAAGAGTTTCGACTACATGAAGTGTAGCCAATATCGACGTGGTGGTGGGTGCGTCAACCATGTTCCGATCCTGTATGAGGATTTCCGGGAAGTCATACTTAATCATTTGAGGGAAAAAGGCCGATCGGTCGCTTTGGATTTCGTGAGCGATTTTGAGGAACGGAAGCAGAACGAACTTTTACAGTTGCGAAAGAAGCATGAGCAGGCAGAAACCCGGAAAAAGCAATTGGTGGACTTATATTTGGATCAGCTCATAAGCAAGGTGGAGTTTGAGGAGAAGCGGCAGGAGATCGACGAGCAACTAGAACATATACGCGACGAAATGTTCGTTTTGGAAAAGCGAGAGTATCGCGAGCATAGCGTCCGATCCATTCGAGAAGCGTTTCAGTTGCTGGATGACCAAGAACGGGATTTGTATACTGCATTCCAGAGATTGATAGACGAAATCCGCATGCACCCAGACGGCGAAATAGAAATTGACTTCGCGTTTGAAAAGCCCGTGTAGGGCTCTTTGTATTCCGCGAAAGGGGTATAACAGGTTTCTAATGCATACCAATAGCAAACCAAAAACACTCCATTGAGTGGAGTGTATGCATGTGGTAGTATGTACATAGAATAGTGGTAGCCGGTCGTCGGGTAGACGACCCGGTGTTAGGCGCGAAAATGATCCTACACCTTCGTCGGGGGCGGGATCATTTTCGCTTTAGAGCCTGATACGCAACATAGACAGCCAATGCTTGTACGAACACACCAGCCGCCTTTACGATCAGGTCAGCGAGATCCATAGGCATCACCTCCCTCCTTATACAAGGTGGAGGTGGGCCGTCACCCTCCGACTAGCTACCATTTGCAATTATATCAGAAAACCCCACCATCAGGCGGGGTTTTTATTATGCTGGCTTGTTTCCTTTGCGCATGGCGGCCAAGCACTCCCAAGAGCAATAGTGTTCCTCCCCTATATTCCCGTCCGGGAAGCGGCAGGCATACATAACCCAATTGGTCGGCATCTCTGATGATGACTGTTCAGTTTGACAAAAGTCGCAGATGTATTTGATCATCGTATCCTCATCCTAGATAAAATTTCAAGCCGCAACCGTACCATTTCCTCAGTCACACAGAAATATTCAGCCAATTCCCATAAGTATTTCAATCCACTCCGTATGGCGGCAAGCACTTTGTCGATGGGTAGAAGATAATCCACTGCCCACCGCAACGCCTTGTTTTCCTCCTTCACGACATACAGCCGATCCCGATAACTGAAATGGGTTTCGACAATTCCCTTCCCGAAATTGGACAGGTGATGCCCAATTTCTTCAGCCAGCACACACCGCAACCGTGGGATGTCTTTCTCTAAACTAGCTAGATAGAAGATGAATGGCCGGCGCTTATAAACCATATAGCAACCTTCGATCTCTGAATCCAAGTCATCAGTATGAAATGGTTGAACAGTGATACCTTTCTGGGAGGCCACCTTGAATAAGTCCAATCCTGATGGCATAGGCTCCCCCTCCGTTCTCCTAATTTAACCCCCTATTTCGGAGACAAAGAAAACCGCACGGCGACCAAACGGCGGTTCGTAATCTCCTTAATTAGTTATTCGTTGGCAGACCGATGGTTTCCTGTCAATTTAGACTAGAAAAATGAACCAAAGCGACATGTTTTTATTCTCTTCGCTTCAATGGTTTAAAGTAACACGACATAACAGTTAGAAGTCAAAAAAATAAAAAACAAAAAGCGACAACATTCGACAGATTGAGCAGTCAGTTATCTTGCTCTTTTTAGTGCTTTGATATCTGTTTCCTGCTCAATCGAGCGGTAAGAGAGTGTTTCTATGACCGCTTCAGACCGGACTTGCCTCTGTTCGAATCGCTCCAGTCGTTCGTTTACCTCTGCGAATCCTTTTTCCACTCTCTCTTCTAAAGACTCAATCCGTTTATCCATGGATTCCAGTTTGGCGTTTGTAATTTCTTGCGCCTCCCGGATCGCCTTCAACATGCTGATGATCTCTTCACTCATTGTTGTTATCCTCCTTTTCTTTTTCTTCCTTCGCCACTATATCTGCTGCTTTTCTCAGAAGACTTTCTATCAGTTTTCGGTCAGCCTCGGATAAGTCTTCCAAATAATCCGCACGTTCCCCTTTCTTTCCTCTTCGAGACAAAAAGAGTGCATCCACCTGGTCGGGATCATAACCGAGCGGATGGCGTTCCTCTGTCCGACCGAGTAAGTAGTCGACTGAGGTGTCGAAGATTTCCGCTAATTTAGTAAGAGTTTCGTAAGATGCTTCACGTTTGCCTTGTTCATAATATCCATATGCGCTTACAGTAATACCTAATTTAGAGGCTACATCTTTTTGATACCAACCATTTTCTTCTCTTAGCTTTCTTAACCTTATCGGGAATTTACTCATGATATTTGAAAGTCTCCTTTATCGGCTTGCTTTGTGCTGTTGTCACCATCATTATACAACCAAGGGTTGGGTGATTGAAAATCATTCAACGAAATGTTTGTTTAGGTGTTGACATACAACCGATTGTTGTTTATGATATATACAACAAAACGTTGGAGGAGGTTTGGAGATGAAGCGGCGCGAGAATTTGGTTGCATTAAGAGTTGAGAATAATTGGTTACAAAAGGATGTAGTGGATGCATTGAATGAACGCTTTGGGATTAGCATTTCAGTTAGTTATTACGGGATGATTGAACAAGGTGTTAGAACGCCAAGTTTGCAACTTGCGATAGCAATAGCGGATTTATTTGAAAAGCCTGTTAAAGAAGTTTTTTTTGGCCATGAATACAACGATATGTTGTATACAACCGCGTAACAAGATTCCTCTACACGCAAAGAAGACAACCACTCCGGCATAAATTGGATTATGCGAGGTGATTTCATGGCAACCAAGAGCAAGACCAAACTCCGCATTATAAAAGTCACATACGGCACGAAGCCAATCGAGCAGGCATTCCGCGAGGCGTTGGCTCCATACTTCGCGGAGCCCAAGGAGGAGACCAAGCGGGACTGAGTTCCCGCGTGGTGGACAAGCCCTAGACCATTCTACTATGTGCGCTTGCACATAGCTACACAAAATCGAGGAGTGAACCAAATGCGAAGATGCTTCGATTGCGAACGCCCAACCCGCGCCAAGCCGAACAACGATGGAATCGCCATCTGCCGCAAGTGTAAGAAGCGGCGACGGGAGGCGTGGGAGCGGCGAGTCGAGCAGTTCCAACGGGGAGTAGAGAAAGTTTGGCGGTCGATCCGCGAAAGGGAGGGGCAAGCATGAAAACGGAGAGCTGGAACGGGCACTGTATCAGAGTTAAGGACTGGGAGCTTACGAAAGAGATCGAGTTGCTCTATATCCGTTCCCAGATTGGCGTTATCGCTGATCTTGCACATGAAAGTGATTGGGACTTGGTGGAGGAGTTGGTAGATGAGCTTATCACTTACTTGTTTGAATCTGAAGCAACCAAAAAGCGAATGATTGAAACCGAGTTTTGGACATGGGCGACTGATTATCCGCAGGGCTATCTGGATGACCGGATTGTGAATCAGGTGATTGAAGTCAAGGAGGGTCAGCGATGAATGATCTTGTGTTCGTGAAGAAAAATAATGTTTTCACCACTAGCTGGATCATCCATGAAGGAACTGGTTTTGAACACGCCACTATCCAAAAGAAAATTCGGGACTTTTCAACCTCCTTTGAGAAGCTTGGAAATATCTGTTTTACGGATGTCACATCCGTAAAATCAAAAGCCGCAAAACGAGGGCGACCGGCACGGATATACGATCTGAACGAACCGCAAGCGGCTTTCTTGCTCACTCTCTTGGAAAACAACGAAAAGGTAGTCCAGTTCAAGCTAGAGCTGGTTCAAGAGTTTTACAGGATGAAACAGTTCATCTTGGAGCAAGGTGTTGCAAACAAGTACAAGGAGTGGAAGCTTGCACGTTCCGAGGGAAAGCAAACTCGTATCGGAGAGACGGACGCAATCCGGGACTATCTCATACCGCTAGTGGAAGCCCAGAACCCGGATTCTTCTTATCTGTCGAATCCAGACCGGGTTTATCAGAACTACACCAAGCTGGTGAACAGCATTTTGGGGATCAGCAGTAAACAGCGTGACAAGATTTCTTCCCGGTATTTGCTCACCATCAACATGATGGAACACGCGATCAAAAACGTCATTCAAGAAGAAGCGGAGAAGGGCACGGCTTACAAAGAGATATACAAGCTATGCAAGCAGGTTTGTCAGCAGATTAAGAAGGTTTCGTTTTTGGAGGAGGAGCAGAAGCGGATTGGATGATCCCCGATGTCCGGGGTACGGACATCTGACTTGAAAGGAGGTGATGTCATGAAGGAGCCATTCACGCACGTTGACCGTTGCTGGCCGTTGACAGCGGACATCTTCGCGGAAGATGCAGCGGAAACGGAAGAGGAGCAAAAAGAAGAAGGAGAGGAACGCCAGCCCGCGTTCTCCCCCCTGTACCTAAAGCTGATCGGCAGCTACGAGAAATAGGCCGATCAAACAAACCAACTTACTCCCAGCTTACCATCCCCGGTGGGCTGGGGCAACCAAAGGAGCGGGTTATATGGGAACAATTTCCTTTGATGAAGTTCTTGCAATTATACAAGCGATGGAGGAACGCATTGAAAAATTGACTGAAAAAATCGATCAGACAAAGGAACGAGAAAAATTGGCTTTTCTATATAAACAACTTCACACCACAGAGGAAGCGTTGAGAAAACTTAAAACACCGACCAAGTCGACTGACTAAAACCAAAGGAGCGGATCATATGGAAATCATCAACCACCAGTATAGCAGCATATCGCCGTTCGAGGTACGCCACACAGCGACCGTGAAAGCGGAGGAGCCGGTTGACACCAACGATGAACAGGCAGTGAAGGCGCTGGTTTTTAAAACGGCTACAGCCGTTGGTAAAAGTCCATATGCCTACGACATGCTGAAGCCGGAAGCTAAACCAATGAATGACGGCACGATCCGGGTGACCTGGGATCGGTTCGCCAGCTCGGGGGATTGATATGAGCGATAAAAAGAATGCACTCAGAGACTATGTTGAGGTGAATGTCCGGATTGAAAAGTTCTACGAGACGTTCCCGGAAGGGCGGATATTGACGCAACTTCTGAAGTGGGAGGACGGCATTGTAGTCATGCGGGCAGAAGTCTACCGGAACTCAGAAGACGATAGGCCAGCAGCCACAGGACACGCCTATGAAAAAGAAGGTTCAAACTTTATAAATGAAACCTCTGCCTTGGAAAATTGCGAGACATCAGCGGTAGGCCGAGCTCTTGCGCTGCTAGGGTTTGAAGTTAAAAAAAGTATAGCCAGTCGGGAAGAGGTGGCAAATGCTAAAGCGCAACAGAAGCAAAGCGGAAACGGACAAGTGCAAGGTAAGCCAGCCACGCAGAAGCAGATAAACGCAATCATGTATGAGGCAGACCGAGCAAACGTATCAGAGGAAGCATTGAAAAAAGCTATGATGCGTGAGTTTGGCAAGCAATCACGGAAGGATTTAACCACGCGAGAAGCCAGCAAGTTGATCAAGATGCTTCAGGAACGAGGAGGCGGAGCGGATGCCCAAGCCGGTTGAGCAGGAAGTCCGGGAGCTTCTGGTATCGGTCGGGTATGATCCGGCGATGGTGGATGCGCTGGATCATGAAAGCCTGATGGAGTTGGGTTGGGTCGAGTTGGTCGAGGTGCTGAGGCCATGAGGCGGGTTGTCGTGGACGACTGGGGATCGGTCATGTATGGGCGCTACGGCGGCGAGACGTTGGAAGCGAAGCCGGACGACGATGGGCGCTGGAGTATCTATCCCCAGCGCCACCCTAACCGGATCATATACCGCTGGATGACGAAGCGAGAGGCACGAAAGGCTATGCAATCACACTTTGAGGAGGAACGATCATGACATATTTCTGGCAGGAGCGCGGAATCAACCACGCGGAGGACTTGGCAGCGCACCGGGAGCTGTATGCCGAGGCCACGCGAAATTATGCGTACTACCAAGCGGCAGGCGATGAGAAGCGGGCTACCGCCTGTCTGGAGGAAATGGTGTGGAGGATGCGGGAGATCCAGCGGCTGGAGCAGGTTCTGGAGCGGAAGGATGAAGCCGGACGGAAGGCGCGAGAACTGTTGGCCGGGGCTTGACCCCAGCAACCCGATCAAAAGGAGGAATCATGATGAAATACAGTACAGAAACAGACGTGAGAGTGGGAGCAACATTTGTGTACAAGCATTCAGACGGGAATATCCGGGTCGGTATCGCAAGGTTTGATGACTCGGAACACGCCGAAGTGTACAAATCTCTCATGGAAAAAGCAGATGAAGCCAACCGATCTTTCCCGGAGTACGTGGAATGGCTGGAAGACTCCTCCCTCCGAAGCCAAAGTGAAGTGATTGAAAGCTTCAGATCGGAGATTAAGAAGCTCAAAGAAAAGAACAGGCAACTAGAGATTTTGCGAAATCAGGAAAGACGAAACCTTGAAAATTTGTTGCAAAAATATGACCGGCATGAAGCCTATGCGGCTCGAATCGGGCACGCTGTCATGAAGAAAGTGCTTCGAGATTTTGAGGAGGCGAAATGATGAGCGATTTCAAGATGGCGAAGCCCGATCACATCTGGGTCTGGACGGAGGTGGCTACCCGGCGCTGGCACTATGTGTGCGAGCGCGACGGGAAGCCGGAGGAGAAGGAGCGGTATGCGCGGACGGGGGAGGCGGCGGGGCGCACCGTTCCCGCTTCATGGGTAGCGAAGGGATATGTCCGAGAGGAGGCGGTATAAATGAAAATCGCTGACACGGTTCGCTGGTCCGACCGGGAATGGATAATTTTTTCCCGGGCGGAATACGGGCGATGGACGTTAATTCGAAAGGGGCCGCGGGGGCCGCAGTTTGCAATTGCTTCAGAAGATGAGTTAGAGCTTCTCGAGGGAATTGAGGAGGCCGAATGATGAGCGGATTCAAGATGGCGAAGCCCGATCACATCTGGGTCTGGACGGAGGTGGCAGAGTAATGCAGATTCTTTCTCATACCATCCGGCATCGATGCGAGATTCACCAGTGCTTGGTCGAAACCTCCGCGCCTTTTGATGTTGAAGATCTGGCCGAAATTGATGCGCTGGTCACTATGTGTGTTGTCGAAGCCACCGGGAACCCACATGCCGAGTTTACCAACGCCGATGCTAGACGGTTGGCGGATGGACTATATGAAGTGACCTGGGAGGGGGCGAAACGATGAACCCGATCACGACTGAAACCCGGCGCGAATCGTTCCAGCAGGTGCAGGAGACCCTGTCCACCCGGCAGGAGATCGTATACCGGGAGCTGGAGAAGTGCCCCCGGCTGACGGCGAATGAGTTGGCGGATCGGTTGCGGCGGCGTGGGGTGATCCATACCCGCGATAGAAACGCCGTCCAACCCCGGCTGACGGAGATGATGAAGGCCGGGCGTGTGGCTGTCGTCGGGAAGCGGACATGCTCTATCGGCGGGAAGCGGTGCGCGGTGTATGAGGTTGTGTCCGAGGAGCCGAAGCAGGGAGCGCTATTCTAGGGGCGGATTCCGTCCCTCCCCTTCGCGGGGGATCGGGAGGTGGAGTGAAATCATGGCAAGACCAAAAAAAGAGGGGATGGACTATTTCCCTCATGATACCGATGCCGTCAATGATGAGAAGATCGAGGCGTTACGGATGCTGTACGGAAACGATGGGTACGCCTTCTACTTCATCCTGCTTGAGAGGATATATAGAACCAACGATTTCGAACTAGATGTTTCTGACGCAGAAACTCGGCAGATACTTTGCCGAAAGGTAGAAGTAACTCCGGAGAAATTCGACAGCATGTTGGAAACAAGTTTGAAGTGGGGTTGTTTTGATCCGGAAATTTACGCTGAAAGAGGCGTGCTCACCTCCAATGGCATTAAGAAACGCGCGGATGTAGTCGTCCAAAAGCGCGTCAGAATGCGGGAAAAGTACCATCAGGACAAGGCAGGAGTTTCTGACGCAGAAACTAGTGCAGAAACCGATGCAGAAACCCCACAAAGTAAAGAAAAGAAAAGTAAAGGAAAGAAAAGAAAAGACAAAGCGGAAAACCTGTGCTCTATCGAAGACGTAAAGACTTTTGTTGGGAGTCTGTCGTCTCCCAACGTCTCGGAATCCATTGATAGAGAAATTCTCATAGAGTATATCGACATGTTGAGATTGACCCGTGGAAACGCGCGGATATCGGCCAACGTCATCCTCAATCTATTCAAGAAATGGAAAAAGCGTGATCCTGTCGTTGTCAATTACGCCATGCTTCTGCATATCCGGAAGCATGACGACAAGAAAGAACAGTATACATCGGGGATCATCCGGAATACGAAACCGGAGGAGGCCAGAAAGAAACTGCTATACCTGATGAATGGCAGGGAGGAGAAGCCAGCGCAATGGGCAGCTCCAGTTGAGGATGATGTGATACCTGTCCCAGTTGGTGATGAGCTGGCTAGACTATTTCGAGAGGAACGAGCGAAACGACAGGCGCAGGAGGGGAGCACATGACCGAAGTGCATATGAAACTGGGGTATGAAGCGGAGCAGATCGTCTTGGGTTCCGTCTTGGTTACACCTTCCTTGATCGACGACGTATCATTCTTGGAAACTCGCGACTTCGCAGACAGGCGGCATCAGGCGATATGGAATGGGCTGCGGTATCTGGCGGATACCCAGCAGCCCATCGAGTTCCCTTCCCTGACAGCGCTACTGATGGAGCAGAAGACCCTGGAGGAAGTCGGGAGCGTTCCGTATTTGACGGAACTGGCATCGTTGGCGATCACCACACAGAACGTCGTCTACTATGCCCGGCGGGTGCAGGAGAAGGCCAAACTTCAGCGGTTGAAACTGGAGATACAGAAGCTGGCCGATTCAATGGAGAAGGCCAGCTCTGAAGAAGTCGAAGACATCCTCACCCGGATGGATCAGATCCGGGATGCGGTTCAGCCCGACGAAACGCGCGGGCTTCGGCATATCAGCGAAGCCCGAAAAGAGTTCTGGGCGGAGTTCGACCGGGAGGATGACTATCTGAAGACCGGTTTCCCTGCCTATGACCGGTACTATCGTGGTATTCGACGCGGGGACCTCTATATCCTTGCGGGGAGGCCATCGGTGGGTAAAACCGCGAAAATGCTTCAGATGGCGACGGCGATGGCGAAGCAGGAAGAAGGTCCGGTCATGATCTGGAGTCAGGAGATGAGCACCCATGACTTGTTATTGCGGATCACTTCTGCCGAACTAGCGATTCCCTACCGCTATATGACGGCAGACAAGGATTGCATGACTCCTGAATTGCGGATGGAGGTGGATATGAAGCTGGATGAGCTGGAGCAGTATCCCTTCTATGTCGACGATGCGGCGGGTGCAAATATCGACCGGATTTATGCCACCGCTCGGCAGATGAAGCGGAAGAAAGGGAAGCTAGGCGGGATTCTGATCGATTATCTTCAGATCATGAACATTCCGCAACCAAATGGGATGATGCGGGCGCAAGCCATCGGTCACGTGACGATGACCGCAAAGAATATGGCTCGTGACTTGGAGTGTCCGGTTATCCTCCTTTCCCAATTGAACCGGGAGAAGGAACGAGAGCCAATCCCGCACATGGGTCATCTGAAAGAATCGGGTTCCATCGAGCAGGACGCGGACACCATCGAGATGATATACCAGCATCCCGATGATGTCGAGGAGAGTAAAGCGATAGGGAAACAACTCATCCGATGCAAGATCGTCAAACATCGGAGAGTAGGAAAAAACGAGTTTCAAGGGATTTTCCACGATTGGATACAGCGGTTTGAATTACTTTCGCATGAGAGGGAGGGGAGACCTGAAAAATGAGCGACGAATACCACCAGCTACTCAAGCGGATTGTGAAAGGTGCTCACTACTTGGACAATCCCTTGATCAGTCCGAGTGAGCGGAGGCGCTGGGAAAAGCTCTATGATCAACTTTGCCAGCAGGCAATCCAAATGAGGGAGGGGATGAAATGAAACAGGTGCGGGACTGGATGATAGATTGGCACCGGCACAAAGGCCGGCTGCCGACCGAGGAAATGGTATTTCTGAAGTTTGCCGGGCTTGTTCCCTTGGATGAGATGAGCCGGGGGATCGTAGCCGCGCGAGAGGAGATCCGGCGGCAAAGGAGCGTGAAAGCATGAAATATATCCGCGAAGGAGAAGGCCCGAACGACGAAGACATGATCCTATACGGTCGCTACGAGTGTCCGAAGTGCGGACATGCGGGGGAGATGCCGGAATACTTGATCGGGCTTCAGTCCCCAGCATGCGCGCAGTGCTGGATGGACGGAACCGTGGTCATGATGAAGTTGAAAGCGACGGCTTGGAGGTGTGATGATGATCAGGATTGAAATCCCCTCCGTCCCTCCGTCGATGAACCAACTACTACGGATGCACTGGCGGGAGAGGGAAAACCAAGTCGCCATGTGGCATATGGCGATGATCGGAGCGGGCATCCGGCGGAAGCGACCGGCGACACCGTTCCGGAAAGCGGCGGTGACGGTGACGTACTATTTCGGGGATCGGAAACGGCGCGATCCCGACAACTACACCCCAAAGCTGCTTATGGACCCGCTCACGAAAGAAGGAATCATAGCGGATGATGATTTCGACCATGTCATCCTGACGGTGAAAAAGGGTGGCGTGGACAAGCATAATCCGCGTGTGGTCATCACTATAGAGGAGGTGGCAGAGTATGAGCCGGATGAACAAAATCACGTGTCCGGCATGTAGGACGACAGTATATTCCCAGAATGACGTATGGTGGGAAACCAAATGCGTTCATTGCGGAGCAAAGGTGGATATTGTTGATATCGATAGTGAGGACATAGAGATTCTGCCTAAACGTGATCCATGGCAATACCGTCTAGAAAAACGCCGAACCCGATGGCAACCGACCGTTTGGGCGGTGCTGGTCAAGGAAGAAAGGATTGGTTATGTGGTGAAAATTGCGAAGGAATTGTATAGCGCGGGAACACCGTATGAAAAGAGCTCTATCTATCAGACGAGAAAGGAAGCTGCTCGGTGGCTCTATCAAAAGTGGGAGAGTGATCGAAATGAAAGAGGAGGAGAGAAGGCGACGCAGGAGAAGGGCACGATGGCTACACCGTCATAGGGCGAATCTAAGGGCCATAGAAGAGGCGGAAACATCGAAAGAATACCTGAACAGGTGCGAGGACAAAAACCGCCTTAGACAGGCCGACAGCCGCCTCAAACGCGAAAGCCCACCCAAACGCTGACCGGGTGGGCGGAGGCGGAAGGGTAGAAAACCTCCACTCCGGATCATAGCATATCGGGGTGGAGGATACAAAAGGAGGATGAAACAGTGGTCAGGTACGAAAATAACCGCTATGTGTTGGAGGTTGAAGACAATCCGGATATCAAAAAGCAAGCGAAAGATTTTTTCGAGAATACCCACTTCTTGGGGTACTTCTCGGAGATCGACAATATTGATGATTTGTTTGTCCTGGCTTACCACTTGCGAAATTGTTCAGAGGAGTTTTTACAAGCGGTTGTCAGTGCGATGGAAAAGGAGGAGGCAGGGGAATGATTTACAAAACATCCAAGGGCGAAGTCATTTCAATCCAATCAAAGAAACCGTTATCACAAGAAGAGGTTGACCACATAGCGGAGCTTTTGGGGGATTTTTTGGAAGTGAAGGAGGAGACGGAATGACCAAACGGGATGAACTGTTGCAAAGGTTGAGCCGGTTTCAGACGATCCCAGGCCACGGACCGGACATCAACAAGGCAACGGATGAGGAGTTGGAGCGGTTTGTATCGATCCTTGAATGTATGTCCGAAAGAGGGAGAGAAGCGAAGGGGGAAGGGGAATGAAAGCCTTTTGGCAAGGCTTCAAGGAGCCGTTTGGGGATATGTTTTCGGGGTTCTCTTGTCATCGTTTCTGGTATGTTATCGGCTTTATATCGGGAGCGTTCGTGATCTTTTGGATCATTATGGGTTTGCTTTGGGGGATCATGACTTTGGTCTTTGGATGACCGCTGTCATGACAATTTAACCGAACTCTAAAATAGAATAGGGTATAATGACTATAGTGCAGACTAGAGTCATCGAAGGGGTGTGGAGCATGACCGGGCTCTACCAAGACCTTTGTCGGGAGATCGATGTATACGAAATTCGAATACGGGATTTAGAGGCAGAATATAAGTTTTGGTATAAGGCGTGCCATCAGGGAGGATTCCCGCTTGACACTTGCCTGATTCGCATGAAGGATATATGCGATCGGGTGGAGATGTACAGCCGGATATTGGATGAGAAGGAAAAGCGGAGAAAAGAGATGGAACAGCATATTGCTGGCTTCGAGGGTTTGGAACACCGAGTGGCATATATGCGGGATATTCAGGGGATGACACTGCCAGAAATTGCGGCAGAACTGGGCTACAGCTATGACTGGGTGAAAAAGCTCAGTGCAAGAACGAAACGCACGAAGGCACTAAGAAGGCACTTTATGGTTGAAAATCTGTGATATCATGGTAGTAGCAAATACTAGCCGTCCAAATTGGACGGCTTTCCCTTTTAGGCGCCATGATCCGGTCACCGGGGAGCGGGACGCCACGACCCGGACAACGGCGAGCGAGCGGGGGGAACGCAATCATCCCAAATTTGGCGGACACGCCGAGTTTTCCCTCCTTTTCCCCGGCGTGTCCGCATTTATACAGGAGGGCAGCGCGAATGAAGAATATTGCATGGACTCTGTTTCTCTTAGCACCCATAGCGGTGCTTTTTATATTGCTAGCAGTATAGCTAAAAAAAGAAGGTGGAAAGGGTGATTATCCATTTAGCGGGCATCGCGGTATTGACGTGCTTCTGCTTCGTGATCGGGTTTTTTGGCGGCGGGTTTGTCGCTCTGATTATTTTCGAGATGCACAAACGGCGCACGCGGTGGTATCCGGGGTTGGTGATTGAAACGAGGATGCCCCCGAAGCGTGCGCGTAGAACGGAGCCGAAGGTTGCTTGGAAATCAGCATAGGAGGCGGAAAAATGGCGGATAAGTATTCCAACTACGCAGAGTTGGCGGCGAACGAGACCGAGGGAGTGGATTACCGCATATACGCCGACGATATCGAAACCCGGCTGGCTGTCATCGCGATTCATGCAGGCGGCATCGAGACCGGAACGAGCGAATTGGCGCGGGGACTGTCTGGAGAAGGAACCACCGACCCATACCCGGATCATTCGCTCTATCTGTTCGAGGGCACGAAAGCACCGGGCAGCAATAGCGATCTGCATATTACTTCGACGAATTTCGATGAGCCACGAGCCCGATACATGGTCCAGCAGGCGACGCAGGTGTTGAGCGTTCACGGCGAAGCAGGCAGCGAGGAAATTTGCTACGTAGGTGGGTTGGACACATATATGCGCGACCGGATCATTGCGGCATTGCTTGCGGCGGGATTCGATGCGCAGATTGCACCCGCGCACATAGCCGGAACCGATCCCGCGAACATATGCAACGACACCCTGACCAGACGCGGGGTGCAGTTGGAGTTGACGAATGGGTTGAGGCGATCCATGTTCGACACCTTCACGGCGGCAGGTAGATGGGGGAGCCGGAATGATCGGTTTCATCTGTTCGTGGAAACCGTGCGGGAAGAGGCGGCCGATATGTTCTATATGACGGGGTGAAGAAAGATGAATGAAAAATACGCGAAAACTATGGCTAGAAATTCCGAGCGACTCGTCAAAGAAGTGAAAGCATTGAGACAGGATGAGGAGTGAAAGGATCAGTCGGAATGAGGTGGTGATATGGCGAAGCTGACACCGAAGCAGGAGAAGTTCGTACAAGGGATTGTTGCTGGCTTAAGCCAGCGTAAAGCGTACAAACAGGCTTATAATTGTGAACGAATGAAAGAAACAACGATAGATGAACAGGCATCAAAACTGTTTTCTAACCACAAGATTGCTGCAAGGTACAACGAACTGATAAAAGAGCACCAAAAGAAAGCTCTGTGGACGAGGGAAAGGGCCGTTCAGGAGCTTATTTGGTTGGTTGATACTTCTAGGGCTGATATAGAAATAAATGGCGTTAGACAGGCGAACAGTAACGCCTTTTTGGGCGGAGTGAAAGAACTGAATGAGTTGGAATTTAAGTTGCCTGATTCGATCCAGCGGACGGCGGCAGAGATTGAGAAGAAGTCGGCGGAGACGGAACATATCAAAGAGAAAACCAAGCTATTGAAGGGCGCAAGTAAAGATACAAGCTTATTAGAGGCGCTTATTGATGTGGTGAAAAGTGATGATTGAGTTTTCGCCGAAGCAAAAGGAGATCATCCGCGCGCCGTTTGACGTGACACTTGAGGTGAACGAAGGCACGCCGAGATCCGGTAAGACGACGGCGGGCGTTTTTCGTTATGCGCGGTATTTGGCGATTACTCCCGACGAAAACCATCTTGTGGTGGCGTACAATCAGGAGCAGGCGTATAGACTCATCATGGAATCTGATGGATTAGGGCTGAAGCACATTTTCGGCAGTCTGGCGACGATCCGACACGATGAAAACGGGGATCATTTGGAAGCCCACACGCCGAACGGGATAAAGCGCGTCTATTACAAAGGCGGCGGGAAAGCGGACAGCGTGAAGGCGATTACAGGGATGTCGCTTGGTTCCGTTGTGTTCTGTGAAATTAACCTCCTCCACATGGACATGATTCAAGAATGCTTCAGGCGGACGTTCGCGGCGAAGATGCGGTATCATTTGGCGGATTTGAACCCACCCGCTCCGAACCACCCGGTTATCCGGGAAGTGTTCGACGTGCAGGATACACGCTGGAGGCATTGGACGATTCGTGACAACCCGATCATCACCGACGAGCGGAAAGAGGAGATCAGGCGGACGCTAGAGAAGAACCCTTATCTTTTCGCGCGGGACTGGGAAGGGAAGCGGGTGATGCCTGAAGGCGTTATATACGGCATGTTCGATATGGAACGGCACATAGAAACCACCATATTGGGAAAGCGCTACGAAATGTATTTCAGCGCAGACGGCGGGCAAAGTGATGCAACATCCGTCAGTTGCAACATTGTCACGCGACACGAGGGGAAATTCCGCTTGAACAGGGTTGCGCATTACTACCACAGCGGAACGGAAACGGGACAGGTAAAAGCCATGTCGGTCTATGCACGGGAAATCAAGGCTTTCGTGGAATGGTGCGTTGAACGGTATGAAATGCGATGGACTGAGTTTTTCGTAGACCCTTCATGCCGATCACTTCGGGAGGAATTGCGATTGGTCGGGATCGACACAAGACCCGCCGACAACAACGCAAAGGACGTGAAGGGAAGCACGAAGGGGATAGAGGTAGGAATAGAACGAGCGCAAAACGCCATATCCGAAGGGCGTTTTTTTCTTGTCGAGAACGAGAAACATGGACATTACAACTTTGTCAAAGAGATCGGGATGTATTGCCGCGCGCAGAACGGGAAACCCATCGACGATTTTAACCACGCTATGGACGAGTTCCGATATGCAATCAATTACTTTTATAGGAGATATGTTCTCTAACTTCCGATACCTCTTTTCTTATCGGTAGTTAGAAATGGCGTAAAAAAGGCATTTTTTAGGCGGTGAGAACATGATAAAAAGCCTATGGGCGAAAGTAAGGCAGGTGATGCAGAGAATGGGCCTGATTAAAAACATCAAGTCAGTTAACAATCTAGCGAATATCCCGGTTGAAGATGAGTTTTACAGGAAAATCGAGCATTGGTTCGAGGTTTACAGGGGATATTGCGAGGATTGGCATAAGGTGAAGTTTACGACCGTCGAAGGGCCGAAGACACGCAGGATGGAGACCCTTCGCATGGGTAAGATTGCCGCAGAAGAAATGGCGAAGCTGATTTTCAATGAGAAATGCGAGGTTCATATATCGGATTCTCAGTACTCCGACGAAATACAGACCGTATTCAGCGAAAACCGGTTCTACCACGAATTTCAGGATGCGCTGGAGTTCATGTTTGCGCTGGGCGGGAAGGTTTGGAAAGTCCACGTCGCAAGGGATCGAACCGGGCAACTGAAAATGAAGCTTTCCTATGTCACCGCTGACTGCTTCATTCCCTTATCCTACGCGAACGGCGATATTCAGGAGGGTGTGTTCGTCAATGTCGCACGACGGCAAAGCAAACACTATACCCTCCTAGAATGGCACGAGTGGGAAGGCGTGGAATACGTCGTTAGGAATGAACTGTATGAGTCGGAGACGGAGGGCGAACTGGGTCGCTTGGTTCCGCTTGAGACTCTTCATCCCGAATTGGAAGAGGAAACGCGGATCACAGGACTTACACGGCCGTTGTTCGTCTACTTCAAACCCAATATCGCGAACAACTTCGACCTACAAAGCCCGCTGGGGATCTCCATCTATGCGAACGCTTTGGACACGCTGAAGGCGCTTGACGTGGCTTTCGATTCCTTTATGCGGGAGTTTCGGCTAGGGAAAAAACGTATTCTCATTCCTGCGACAGCGGTGAAAACGGTTGTCGATCCGGAAACGGGAACACATCGCCGTTACTTCGACGCAAATGATGAGGTATACCAAGCTTTCAACCTTGAAATGTCGATAGATCAGCAGAAAATACATGACAACAGCGTGGAACTTCGCGTGGAGGAACATGTTGCGGCGATTCAAGCACTGCTGGATATCCTTTCGATGCAGATTGGTTTTTCTGCTGGTACGTTCACGTTCGACGGTCAGGGCGTGAAGACGGCAACAGAGGTTGTCAGCGAAAATAGTAAGACATTCCGCACCAAAAACAGCCACGAAACCATAGTCGAAGAGGGACTGAAAAACCTCATCACTACTATCGGTGAGGCGGCGCAGTTGTACGGGCTTTTCAGCGTTCCGTCTGACTATGAGGTGACGGTTGATTTCGACGACTCCATAGCGGAGGATCGGGACGCGAACGCGGACTACTACCTGAAACTGCTGACAGCCGGCGTAATCACGAAGGCATACGCTCTACAGAAAATCCTGCACTTCACCGAAGAACAGGCGGAGGAAATGGTGGGAGCGGTGAGGGAGGAGACGGCTACCGATACACCGGATGTTTTCGACATGTTCGGTCAGGATGGGGAGGAGCAGGGGGAAGGTGATGCTTGATGCCTATCAACCCGGTACGACTTCAGCAACTAGCGCAGCCGGTCATCGATATCTATCTGCAAATTCAAACGCAGATGCTAATCAACATCGCCAAGCGGCTCAAAGGCACCCCTGGCTTGGTGATCGATGACGTGGTAGTTTGGCAAGCCACCAAGCTCAACCAATTAGGCGGTCTGACGCAGGAAAATATCCGAGTGTTAGCGCGGATGGCTGGTGTGGGCGTTCGCGATTTCATGAACATGCTGAGGGAGGCGGGTATTGAGGGTATTGGGCCGAATGAATCCCTGTTGCAGGCGGCGATGAAAAAGGGGGCTCCAATCACGCCACCACCACCACCGATGCAAGACCCTACCATCATCCGGATACTCGGCACCTATGAGGCGCAAGCCCGCGACATTCTGAATCTGGTGAACTCCACTATGCTGGCGCAATCTCAGCAGGTATACCGGGACATCATCAACCGAACGACAGCGGAAGTGCTGGCGGGGACGAAAACGCACCAAGAGGCGCTCCGTTCAACAGTGAAGGCGTGGGCCCGGCAAGGGATTCCTGCACTCATCGACAAACAGGGGCGCAGGTGGAGCGCGGAAGGATATATTTCGATGGTGACCCGTACCATGAGCAACCGGGTAACAAATGATATGCAGGAAACACGTTTCGACGGATGGGGTGTCGATCTGGTGGAAGTATCGAGCCACGCAGGAGCCCGTCCCAAATGCGCGCCGTATCAAGGGAAAATATACAGCCGTGGAGGACGCACACCGGGATACCCGTCATTGTCGAACACCAGTCGGGGGCAACCGGATGGGCTATTCGGTATCAACTGTGGGCATTTCCAGTACCCATACTTTCCTGGCATCTCTGAAAAGCGATACAACCCATATCCGGCTGAGCAGAACGACCGGGCGTACCAAAACAGCCAGATACAAAGGCGGCTGGAGAGAGCCATCCGACAGGCGAAAACGGAAGCCCGAATGCTGGAGGCGATGGGTGACGAAGAAGGAGCGAGAGAGGCCCGGAAACTAGTCAGAAAGCGGCAGGCGCAAATGAGAAAATTCATTGAGGAAACAGGGCGCACACGACGGCGAGACCGCGAACAGATTTATTCATAGATTCATCTTGTCGGTTTATCCGGGAGCGACGTTAAAGAAAACGGAAGTACCAAACACCCATAAATGGGAGGATTTCAAATGATGGAACAAGATATATTGCGTATGAACCTCCAATTTTTCGCTGATGGCGAAGAAGGCGGAGGAGAAGATGGCAACCCGCAAGCCGAAAACGCGGGAGGAGAACAACCGGATCAACCCGATCAACCGGGAGAACAGCCTACTTTCACGCAGGACGATCTGAACCGGATCGCGGCGAAAGAGGCGAAGAAGGCGCAGGAAAAGCTTTTGAAGCAGTTGGGAATGGATGATTTCGACAACGCAAAAGAAGGGCTCCAGAAGTTCAAGGAGTGGCAGGAGTCGCAGAAGACGGAAGCCGAGAAGCAGGCGGAGCGGCTGAAGGAACTGGAGGAGAAGCATAACACTTATGCTGAGGAAAATGCCACGCTGAAGGCGCAAATTTCGGCTATGAAAGCGGGTGTTAATGCTGATGCCGTTCCCGATGTCGTGACCCTGGCGAAAACACTTGTCGATGATGAAACGGACATGGATGCGGCGATCCAAAAGGTAGTGGAAAGGTACCCGCATTTCAAGGCGGCACAGGAACAGCAGGAGGAAAAAAAGCCTACTTTTACGACGGGGCAACACAAAAAACAGCCACAGACGGAAATGGACAAGTGGCTGGAAGCATTCAAATCATAAGGAGTGGTAAACGATGGCAGTTTTGAACTACGCTGAACAGTATCAACAGGCGTTGCAACAGAAGTTTTCCCAAGCATTGCGGTTTAATGCGCTATATAACACCCCGAACAATGAACGTATCCGGTGGGTGAATGCGAAGACCATCCAAATCCCGCGCATTGACGTGACGGGGATGGTGGACGTTAACCGGGATTCTATCGGGGCATATACCCGCAAGGTTGATAACAGTTGGGAAGCCAAAACGCTGGAACATGACCGGGAGTTCCGCACTCTGGTCGACCCGCAGGACATCGACGAAACGAATCTCGCTGTCAGCATCGCCAATATCACGCGGGTTTTCAACGATGAGCAGAAAATCCCGGAGATGGACAAGTATATGGCAAGTAAATTACACACGGAGTTCGAAACGTACGGTGGTGTTGCTGATACAACGGCGATCACTGACGCAAATGCCCTGACGGTCTATGATGACTTGATGGAGCAGATGGATGAAGCGGAAGTTCCGAGTGAGGGGCGTATCCTTTATGTCACTCCTCCTGTTTATAGGGCATTGAAAAATGCCGAACAAATCCAACGTCAAATCATGGTGACGAACAACAACGGCGCAATCAATCGATCTGTCCGCTCTTTGGACGATGTCACGCTTGTTACGGTCCCCTCTTCCCGCATGAAAACCGCATATGACTTCACGGAAGGAGCTGTCCCGGCGGTTGGAGCGTTGCAGATCAATATGATCTTGATCCATCCCATGTCTATCATTGCGCCTCAGAAGTATGAGTTTGTTTCCTTGGATCAACCTTCTGCAACAACCGGCGGGAAGTACCTCTATTATGAGCGTCTATATTGGGATGTCTTCGCTATCGAGCGCAAAGTACCGGGAATCGCAATCAACCGGGCATCGGTCTAATCGGGAGAGTGGATATAACTGCTCTCCCTACCTTTGAGGAGGGGATAAAATGGCAAAGGTGAAAAAGGGGAATCGAGTACTGACTGTTATGGAGCAGGCGGTACCCAGTTACCTCAAACAGGGGTATGACGAAATAGACGATAAGGGGGAAGTGGTACAGAGGGCTACTGGAGGGCGATTCGTTCCAATCGGAGAGCACAACAAAGCCCTGGACGAAATCGAGCGGCTAAAAGCGGAGCTGGAGGAAGCGAAAAAAGCAAAGAAAAAGGCGGACAAATAGGAGGGGTGAACCATGTCCTATATCACCCCAGAGTACTATGAAAATGAGTACCAAGGCAGCCAGCCAGCCGACGCTGCCGACCTGCAACGGTTCATCAACCGGGCATCAGATATCGTCGATCAGATGACGGACTATCGACTGTTCGGGAAAGAGGATTGGAAAGAAGGGTTGTCAGAACTTCAAATCGCTTTGGTGGAAAAAGCGACGGCGGCGCAGGTGGAGTTTTACGTCATGAATGGCGGAGACGCGGAGGTAAACGCGGGAACGAGTGATATGCAGAGTGTCGCCATTGGCTCATTCAGCTATTCAGGCGGTGGGCAGGGGGAGATGAAGGCGAACCGGATCAGTCCGTCAGCCACTGCCTTCCTGCTTTCGTCCGGGCTGTTGTATCGGGGGTTGGCTACTTATGGGTAGGCCGATACCCAAGCGCCTCCTCATCCATTCGGTGGAGTACCAACCACCGCAAGATGATGGTGGGTGGAACAGCGCACCGGAACCGCCTGTGACGATATCGCATGTCCGCATTTCGGCACCTACGACGGGAGAATTTGTTTCCCGATCCGCAATCAAGGACAACATCGAGGTACGGTTTGTCATGTTCGTCGATGCCGTCCACTCCACCCCGACGGTGACGATAGAAGAGCGCGGGAAAGTGACGTGGAACGGACAGACATATGAGGTGGTGCGGGTGTCACCGATGTACGGCGCTTCCCGTCTTCATCATGTGGAGGTGGGGCTAAAGTGAAAATCAACGTTCGGGTTGACCTTAGTGGTATCTCGCGAACCCTTTCCCGAATCAGCGAGGAAGGGCAAAAAGAGCTGGATGCTCAGGTGCTGAAGGATTCGAATTATTATGCTCCTCAAGACAAAGGGGAGCTTATCGCTTCCTCTATCCGGGAGACGCAGTTTGGAAAAGGCAAGATCATTTGGAACACCAAGTATGCGCGGAGGTTGTTTTACAATCCGCAATACAACTTCAGCAAAGACAAGAACCCGAATGCAGGCGGGCTGTGGTTCAACCGCGCGAAAGCTGCACACCTAGCGGGTTGGGTCAAGTTGCTGAAGACGGTGGCGAAACGGAACGCGAGGGGGTAGCGGCAGGTGGACTTTTTTCTCCGTCTCAAATCATATATCGAAGATCAGTTCACCCTGTATAAATCCCCACTTTCTGTAGGTCTACTGGTGAAACCGAATGATATTGCGCTCCGTCCCACACCGGGAGGGGAACCGGAAAAGGATATGGACGGCAGTCGATATATCCAGTTCCCCTTTCAGATTCTGACCCGGCATGAAAATGAGGTACTTGCTTTCGATACCTGTCAGGAGATTGCGCTTGGGTTGGACGGGTTGCGAAATGGCGCAATTCTTAGCGCGAACGGAACGTACCAGTTCATCACTTGCAATTTGACGACGACAATCAATTTTGTGGAGCGGGACAGCTATGGCGGAATCTATACCGCCTTGCTGGAAGCTGAATTGTACTTGAAGGAGGAATAGATCATGGAAGGGTTGTTGCTACAATCCAAACATATGTTTTTCATCAATACTACACCAGAAGCCGGCGCAGGGATGGAGACGTGGACGAGATTGGCGGCTGGCTTCAACAGTTTTGAACCTAGTATGAATGAGGAAGTGGATCAAACGCCGTACTTGGATGGTGACGGCTTCCTTACTTCGACTGTGACCGGCGGACAATTGACACTCACATTCAGTGGACACCGCAAGTTCGGTGATGCCGCACAAGATTGGATTTTCTCCAAGATGGTGGCGGTCGGGAACGAGCGAGAAACACAATTCCGCTGGGAATTGCCTTCTGGCGACCAGTTCGAGGGAGCGGTTACCATTGCGGGGATTAGTGGGCCGTCGGGGGCGGCAAATGCGAAAGGTGAAATCGAGGTTCAAGTCCATTTCAATGCGGAACCCACTTTCACACCAGCACCAGTAACGCCATAGAACATCCCCTGCCTTGTGCAGGGGACTACCTTTTATCTGGGAGGTTCTAATATGACGCGAATAAAGATTTCCTTCGATACACCCACACAAGAATTTGAGATAGCCGGGAAAGTTTATGTGCTTGACTATAGTGACGACAAACTGAGGGAGTATTTGATAATACGCGACCAATTTCTAAAAGAATCAAAAGAAGCGGAGCGGTTAGATGTCGATAGTATGTCTGTCGAGGAGCAAATGAAGATTGAACGAAAATATACCGAAACTATGAGGATCACGTTGGATGCCTTTTTTGGAGAGGGGGCATTCGACAAAATCTATTCCGACACCGGGCGGCATATGCTTAACGTCGCTAAGGTGATAGGCGCGGTGATGGACTTTATCGAAGGCAAATTCTCCACGCTCAAAAAGGAAAAGCGTAAAAAGTACACCCGCGCAGGGTGATGATCATGAGGCTCACAGATCGGTTTGACGATGTTCTGACCTTCGAGGGCGTGGATTACCGGGTGCTCTTGTCTTTCGACGTGGTTTTGCGGGCGTATGAGTTGGCTGATGATCCGGATTTTAGCGAGCTAGAGAAAATCGAGATATGGTTGGAGATGTTCATAGAGAACTACGAGGATACAGCCGGCTTATCTGGATCAGAGAAAGCTAGGATTGTTGAAACCATTTTTACCAAGTTCATTAATACGGACGCCGACAAAGACGCGCAACCTAGTGAGCGCGTTTTTGATTTGCATCACGACGCGAAATACATTTATGCGTCGTTTCTGTACGATTATGGAATTGACTTGTTTGAACTACACGGGAAACTGCATTGGAAAAAGTTTTTGGCTTTGCTTTCTTCGTTGAGCGATGAAAGCAAATTCAAGCGAGTTGTGCAAATCCGGCGCGAAAGAATCCCACCTGCAACCAAGCACAACCAAGAAGAAATCCGGCGATTGCGCGAACTCAAGAGAATCTACCGGTTGCCAGACGATGGAGAACCGGATAACCTCATCCGCCTGAATGAGGAGAAGATGGATGCATTAGCGGCGGCTTTGCGCACCAGAGCCAGAGCGCGAAGGGGGTGAGTAGATGGCTGACGGTAGAGTTGTCATTGACGCGATTTTCAACGGTCAGAAGGCGCAACAAGACTTCAACAGTCTGAATCAATCCATGCAGAGCGCGGGACAACGAATGATATCCGTGGGTCAAACCATGACCGCGGCTGTCACCGTCCCTATTATCGGCGCAGGTGTGGCGGCAATAGCGACGGGGATGAAGTTCGATACGTCGATGAGCAAGGTGGCAGCGGTTACTGGCGCGACGGGTGACGAACTGGCCAAGATGCGGGACATGGCGAAGGAGATGGGCCGGACTACCCAGTTTTCCGCTAGTGAAGCGGCGGAAGCGATGGGCTTTTTGGGGATGGCCGGGTTTGATACGACCCAAATCATGGCCAGCCTGCCGCAAGTACTGGATTTGGCGACGGCGGGGCATATCGATCTGGCACGGGCGGCGGATATCTCGTCCAACATCCTGACCGGGTTTGGGCTGAAGGCGGAAGATATGGGGCGCGTGACCGATGTCATGGCGAAAACGGCATCCAGCGCCAACACCAACATTGAACAGCTTGGCTATGCGATGAGCTACGTGGCACCTGTCGCTGAGGCGGCTGGATGGTCTATCGAGGAGACTTCAGCGGCTATCGGCATTATGTCGAATGCAGGTATTCAGGGGGAGAAAGCGGGGACAGCACTTCGCGGTATCATCTCCAGCTTGATTAGCCCGGCTGGACAAACGAAAGACGCGTTGGAAAAACTGGGACTTACAGCGGAAGATGTGAACCCGCAAACCAAGAGTCTCGCAGAGATTCTGAAGACCTTGGAGGGGGCCGGGTTGGACACGGCTACCGCTATGGAACTGGTGGGTGTGGAGGCTGGGCCTGCTCTGCTGGCGATGATGAAAGAGGGATCGGCTGGGCTGACCGAGTTTACCGGGGAGCTTGAAAACGCGGATGGGTCAGCGAAAAAAATGGCGCAAACGATGGCAGACAATGCAGGTGGCGATCTCAAATCCCTATTGAGCGCGGTGGAGGCCGTGGCATTAGCCTTCTACGAGCAGTGGGAACCGGCTATCCGGCAAGTAGTGCAGTGGTTGCGGAATCTGGCTTCGTCCATTTCTGAAGCCGACCCGAAGACGGTACAACTGGTGTCCGCTATCTTGGCGATTGCGGCGGCGATTGGACCAGTGCTGTTAGTAATTGGTCATTTGGTGGCTGCATTTGGGCATATTGGAACGGCGGTCGGATTTGTAGTTAAGGCGTTCAACCTCTTGCGACTTGCCTTCCTAACCAACCCTTTCGGTCTGATCATCACCGCTGTCATTATTCTGGCTTTTCTCATCTATAAGTATTGGGATGAAATCGTGGCTTTCCTCATCGCGGCGTGGAACGTAATCAAAGAAACGGCGGTGGCAGTTTGGAACGCAATCAAACAATTCATCGTCGCCACATGGGAAGGCCTCAAAGAAGCAGCTTCCGCTGTCTGGAATGCCATCGTGACCGGGATCATGGCGATTCTTCAGCCGTTCATTGATGCAGTAACCAATATTTTCAACGGGATGAAAGACGGCGTAATGATGGTGTTCGAGGGGTTGAAGCAGTATTTCACCGCTGTATGGGGGCTCATCAAGAACATATTCCTTGGTGCGTTGCTTCTCCTCTTGAATCTGTTTACCGGGGACTTCGAGGCGATGCGGAGCAACGCTAAAGCCATTTGGGACAACATCAAGGGGTACCTAATGGCGATATGGGAAGCGATCAAGAAGATATTCAGCGGTGCACTTTCGGCTGTGAAAGGTGCAGTATCTGCAGCATGGGAGAATCTGAAAAATATCATCTCCCGTGTTTCGGAAGCAATCAAAAGCACCATTTCGCGGATTTGGAACAGCATCAAGTCGTTTTTCACGACCACACTAACCGGCATCGTTTCTTCGGTACGCACGAAGATGACGGAAGCTTATGAGCGAATTAAATCGATATGGAACCGGGCGAAAAGTTTCCTGCAAAATATCGACTTGCGCAAGATCGGAGCCGATATCATCCGCGGTTTGTTGAATGGAATTAGCAGCATGGCGAAGAAGGTGCTTGATAAGGCGAAAGAAATAGCAGACGGTGTGAAATCGCGCATCCAAAAGGCATTAGGGATAGCATCACCCTCCAAAGTCATGATTGAGTTTGGGAAATGGACAGGTGAAGGGTTGTCTATCGGCCTTGATCGGTCGATGAAAAAGGTTGCCGACAGCGCGGGGAAAATGGTCGGAGATGGGGTTCTTGGGATCGCTTCACCCCTATCCAATCCGAGTGTCGTTGCCCCGCAAATGACTCCAAATCGCGGGGTGACAATCGTCCAACATAACCGGATCAATGTCGAGGGGAATCTGGACACCGAACTCTATGACCAGATCATGAGGAAGCAAACAACCGACACATTGAACACGTTTTATGTCCGAGGAATAAGGAGTGGGTGAGGTGATGCGAGCAAACCAGCATAATGTCATCGTAGAGCGAATGAATGGGACAAAGTACAACCTTGCCGATATCGGGGTAGATGTGCGGAGTTTTATTGTCAGTGCTCCGGAAATCCGGCATGAGAAAGAGGAGATCGACGGGAGGGATGGGTTGATTGATCTGGGGAGCCTTTACGGGGAACGGTCGATACAGGCTGTATGTCGAATGAAGGCGCGAGATGTTTATGATTATCCGCTGCTCAGGAACGAGGTTTTCCGTATCTTTGATTCGCGGGAAGCTTTTTTTATTTCCTGTGATGCGGAGCCGGGCAAACGCTGGCTGGTGCGGTACGCTTCCCCATATTCGATGGAGCAGACATATTTATGGGGGGATTTCACCATACCGTTCGTTTCCGCCTCTCCCTATGCCGAATCCACCACCACCACCTTAGACCCGCTCATATTCGAGTCCGAGGCATGGCAGTTTAGTCACGGCATCCCACTAGAGGATGTCCGGTATGAGCATACCAACAGAACCTTCCGGATATACAACATGGGAGATGTCGCTGTAGACCCGCGAGCGAATCCTCTCCGAATCCTGTTGTATACGGAATCGGCTTCACAGACCCGGATCGAGGTGTTCAATCGGACGACAGGAGATTATTTCCGATACGACGGCGACACGGTGAATGGTGTCCCGATCATACTGGATGGGGTGCGAGTGTTACGGCAGGGGGTTTCCCTTGCCAAACGGACGAATTTTGGGTTGATCACCTTGCAGTCGGGTTGGAACGACTTCGAGGTAGTATGTCCGCAGTTTCAGCGGATTCAGTTTGATTTTCGGTTTTACTATTTGTAGGAGGGTCATGCCATGTCAACTAATTGGAACAATGTGATTGGGCGTGACGTGAAAGCGGCATTACAGGACATCGCAGACACCGAGAGGCAGGCAGCAGAGGCGAAAGCCATCGCCCAGACGGCAGAGACAAAAGCAGATGAAGCGAAGCAGACGGCGCAGCAGGCGGTGACACGGGCGGATAGCGTGCAAACCCAGCTTGACACCATCGTGGTAGAAGGGGATTCGTCCGTAGAAGCAGCGCAGGCGCGAGTAAATGCCGACGGGTTCGCGTTTCCTACGCTGAAGGCGCGGCTGGATGATTCGGACGGCATGCTGGAGATGACGAAAACGAGCATCGTCAACCTTCAGCAGGAGGTGGAAGCCGGGAACGGCTACTTCAACGCTTTTTGGAAACCTCCTACCCTTCCGGATACGATTCGAGGGAACGGAACCGTCCCGGCGGGTTATGATCCTGATGAGCAGTTGCAAGCGCTCATCGATCCGCTGTTGACGGTTGCGCCTGACTACGTATCGAAACAATCGATTGGTCGGGATGCGTCGGACACCTATGAAATCTGGCGGTACGATTTTGTGCCTCAGAACTATGAAAAGACGATCATCCTGACCGCTTGCTTGCACGGAAACGAATACACCGGGTTCTATGCGCTGTATCAGTTTCTAGACCTGTTGGTGAGGCGGTGGAAGGAATGGCCACACCTCTCCTACTTGCGGAAGAATGTTCGAATTATTGCTGTGCCTATCGCGAATCCGTGGGGGCACGCAAACCAGACGCGACAAAATTCAAACCAAGTCGACCTGAATCGAAACTTCCCTTACAACTGGGACAACTTTTCCCAGAACCAACCGGGGCAATCCAACTACAAAGGGCCGGCTCCACTCTCCGAGGCGGAAGCGCAGGCGCTGGATACTCTGTATAGTGAGTTCTCGGACGCGGTAGCATATCTGGACTTCCATACCATCTCGAGCGTGACAGCCGAGTATGTCCTGTTCATGCCGCGATTCATCGAACAGGACATTTCGCGGTATGCAGGTGTGATTCAGCACCTGTATCAAAACGGGGAGCGGATCGTATGGGGAACGAGCACACTCCCCAGCGCCACCAACCATGCCGCGAACCAATACGGGATGAACAGCGCGCTACCGGAGTTCGTGAACGGCATCGCTGGGGCAACCCGTGACAGCGCGGAAATGACCAGAGCAGCCAATTGGTTCGGGAACCTGACTCTGCAGGCAGCGCGCATTCCAGCGCGGGGCAAGGTAGAAGTGCTGAAAAATCCATATGCCAAGTGGTTCATCTATGATCGATCCCGGGGCAGTCTTTTCGGTGCAGACGGGAACTATGAGGGCACACCGGGAGAACAGGTTCCGGTCAACCTAGTGAACCACGCCACTTCGTCCACCCGAACTTTCAGCAATGATTATGCCGTGTTTGGTTCCACTTCGATGAAAATGGTGGCGGCGAACCAAATTGTGAACGCTCGCGGCGACTATCCGGAATTAACTACGGGCACATACTGGTTATGGCTACTCTATCGTCGGGTAACGGACATGCAAGATGGCCATTTCGGTATGAACCTCTACGATATTGGGGGGTTTAACAACCTGTCGCTCGTAACAGAAAATCAGACGACTGTCGACCCGGATTGGGTACGCGCTGGTGGTGTTTTCGAAGGAAGGAGTGGAGGAGCTCGGTTGGTTTATGGGCGAACGGTCGCTTGGACGGGGACGGTATACGTGGACGGGAATATGCTCGTCCAAATCACTGAAAAGGAATATAACGATTTCCAAGATGGGCGCATTACACTGGCTGATTTGGCGGCGCGGTATCAATTCCTGTATGAGGTATCGCCACCGACGATTCCGGTTTCGTCGCAAAAATACAGTACCATCACCCAAATGGAACACCGGTTCGATTTGAAAGCACCGGGGATTCTCACCTGTGATGGCTACCTCACTTTTACCTGCTCACAGCAAGCCGAAATTGCTTTCATCCCGCAACTGTATCAACTCAATTCTCCTACTTTTTCGTGGGAGGGGACGCGGGACAACCCACAGGCGGAAGTGTTGCGAGCGTATCCGGCAGGGACTCATACCATTCCGCTGACCAACCAAATTTTCGCCGATGTAACCAATGTGGGGGTCAGCGGGAGAACCGGGCAGGCGGTAGTTCGATTGCGAGCGAAACGGAGCGGCGGGACCGTGACCATCGATTCCTACCGGCTTCGAGTCTCCTTCTTCCCATCCGGCACAGGGCAACGGATCGAGGTATACAATGCATCGAAAAAAGAAGGATCGGGAGCGACAGCGATGACGAAGACATTCCCTGTGCTTGGCGGCGGGGAGAATGAATCCGATTAGAGGAGGTGATGCCGGTTGATTGTGACCGCATTGGGCGGAGAGCCCGAACGGCTGACGGACTATCAGAACCTCATCCGAAAGCGGGCGGTGAACGGCGACCGGACGCTTTCTTTTTGGGTTCCGGAGACGGAGCGAAATGCCCATGCTTTCCCGCTGGTGGCTGAGGAAACCGTCATCGATTATGACGGTGAGAAATACGTCATTAAGTCGCTTGAAAAGCGGCTACAGGGGCGCACACCGGTGAAGGTTGTGGAAGCCCTGCACAAAATGGTCACCGATCTGATCGACAACTATATCTACGAGACCGAATCCCGCACGCTCCAGATTATCCCGGCTCTCTCTTTCGCGCTTCAGGGAACCGGATACACTTTCTCAGTGCAGGGTTCCTTTTCGTCGAGGGAGTTCGAGAATTTCGGTGACGACAACTCCCTGCGACTGCTGAATCAGATCATGCAGCGTTTTGGCGCGGAATTTGATATTTCCGGTACCCATCTGACCATCCGAAATCAGATCGGGCAGGATGCGGACTTTATTTTCCGCTTCAAACACAACACCAAAGCGCTTCGGCTCACCATCGACACCAAAGACCTAGCGACCTATATTCGCGGGTTCGGTGCAATCGATGAAGAGACCGGGGAATACGTTGTCACCGCAGAATACACCTCACCGAAAGCATTTGGACCGCTCGGTATCCGGCATGCACCACCTGTCCGGGATGAGCGTTTTTTCGATTACGATTCATTGCTTGAAGAATGCAAACGGCGGCTGAAAGATGAACCGGAGTTGAGTCTAGAGTTGTCGTTCGTACAGTTACGCGAACAGGGGTATCCTGCAGCTTCACCGGGGCTGGGGGATCGGGTTCCGGTCATCTATGAGCCGCTAGGACTGGACTTGACAGCGCGGATACTAGAAATCACCGACTACCCGGAATCGCGGAAGTCCCCTGATGTGGTGCTGGCCAACGTTCGACCCAATATGCCAACCATCTACGCGGGATTTCAAACGACCACCAAGCGACTAGCGGAGGTGATGGACTCGGACGGGAATATCACTGCAGCCACGAAGCGGATATATTCGAACAGCAATGTATATCAGGACAATCTCGGCTACTGGGCGGTGAATCCGGTCGATCCCACCCGGTATGTGTTCATGGGGAGCGGGGGGATCGATGTCCGAAAGGGTCTGATCCGGGTAGAGAGGGAGGACGGATTCCCCATCATAATAGGCGGAGCACTTCAGTATGATCTGGACATCCAAGGTGCTTACCCAATGTTGAAAAGTCCGGCGGTGACGATAGGCGGCGACTCCGGCATATGGTGGCAGACATCGAACGACACCCAGCCGCAAAACTGCCAATTCTTTACCTACGAACACAAAGCCCGCTTCCTTGTAGTACGCGCTCTCCTGTATGTGGATGCTGGCGCGACTGCTTATTTTTCGATTGAAACCGGGACGTATTCGGCGGGGAATGTAGTTGTTCTAGGCTCTACTACCTCTACGAATACAGATCCGGATGACACCGAAGGCCGAGCGGAGGAAATCCGGATCGATCTGGGGACACCGACCGGGAATCGGCGGGCTTTTTATTTGCGTCTCCGATCTTCGCGTAGTGATCGGAATGTATACGCGCGGGTATCCCGGCTGTGGCTGGAGGGATGATGATGGTGAAAATATACTTGGATACCGATGATGACGGAAACATTGTTTCGTCGATGGCAGGGGTGGATATTGTTCCTGCCAGATCGTTCGACTATTTTTTTGAGGTTGATTGGCCTATAGCGCAGGATATTCACCGCTATAGGGTGGTGGATGGCCAGTTGCACCTCCGGGAGGAAGGGGAGTGAGACGAATGTCAGCGGTGCAACGACAAGGAGGTGAGGGCATGGAGCAGGGAGTCATCGTTTCATATCGAGAGATGTATCAGAATCAGCAGCAGGCGCTGCAGGAAATCCGACGGCTTGGCGGCAAAGTGGAATCGTTGGAAGAGACGGTGAAAACGCTCATCCGATCAGATGAGCGGAACCGTGAGGCAATAAAAACAGCGTTGGTTCGAGCTGACGAACGGAGCCGAGAAGCATTGGAGGCGGCAAAGGATGCTACCGACGAAGCGAAGAACGCCCACCGACGCATTCGACGCGTGGAGGAAAAGGTAGAAAAGATTATGATGAGCATCATTTTAGCAGTGATTACCGGCGCGGTAGGCGCTTTATTTTTTTTCGCCCAGCGAGGGCTAGGGGGATGATCATATGTTAGATTTTGGACAGATGGAGCTATATGGCGTGGCAGTCGTCCCGTTCATCATGGCGATTGTGGAAGGTGTGAAACGAGCCGGGTTCCCCGCGAAATGGAGCCCGGTTTTGTCTGTCGGATTGGGCATTGGAGGAGGACTCCTGATCCATCCCGGAGATGTGGCTCAGGGCGTTGTGATTGGGATTGTATTGGGTCTGACGGCGTCCGGGCTTTATAGCGGGGCTAAGAACGTGAAAGAGAGCGTACAGGAGGGAGGAGAGCAGGGATGAGTAAAATTGTGATCGATCCCGGACACGGTGGAAGCGACCCGGGAGCCAGCGCGAACGGGATCATAGAAAAGAACTGGGCGCTGGATATGGCGCGACGTGTCGGAAAGCACCTGACGGATGGCTGGGAGTGTGTGGTTGAGTACACCCGTAGCAGTGACCGATTCATCGAGGTTACGGAGCGGGGACGGATGGCGGAGCGGATGGAGGCTCAAGCATTCCTGAGCCTCCACAACAACGCCTTCACCAGTGCCAGCGCAAACGGCTTCGAGACGTTCCGGTATTCAAGCGGGAAGGCGCATGACCGGGCGTTGCAAAATGCCGTCCATGATTCCGTCATGGGGTTTTTGCGTGGCCACGGGATCACCGACCGCGGGAAGAAATCCGCGAATTTCGGCGTGTTACGCACCAGCAACAACATTCCGTCTATCCTCATTGAGTATCTTTTTCTGACGAACGCGCGGGAAGCCGGCTTGCTAAAGCAAGCATCATTCGCGGACGGGCTGGCGAAAGCGACAGCGGAAGGGGTAGCCGCCTTCCTGAAACTGAAGAAGAAGGCGAAACAGGACTACTCCCACCTGAATCCCGCTCCGAACGGCGCGAAGTTCACGCGGAACCTAGAGCGGCGCATACCGCAGATGGAGGGAGACGATATCCTAGCCGTGCAGCAGAAGTTGGGTGTTGATCCCGTCGTAAGAAAAGGGAAGCCGGTAGGGATTTTCGGTCCCAAAACGGAAGCGGCGGTGAAGGAATATCAGAAGAAGCACGGGCTGGTGGTCGACGGCTGGGTAGGGCCGATCACATGGGCCAGCATGTTCGGGAGGAAGGAGGAAAAACCAGCTCCAAAGCCACCACCCAGACCCTTTCCGGAGCCGAGACCGACGAAGTTGATTCGCGTGGTTGTGAACGGGAAACAGCAGCATGCATTTGCGGAACGAGAAAGCGCTGAACGCTGGTTCCGGGAGACGGTGAAAGAAGGCGATACCGTCGAAATCAAGCGCTAGAAAAGAAAAAGCCCCGCATGGAAGCGGGGTGGGTAAAGTGACAGAAAGAGAGTGGTGTGAGGCGGCATACCCTGCTGATATGACCCTCTATATCGTTATTCGTGTGGACGCGCATTTTTGTGTCCACTTAGCCGGATAGGGAAATCTGTCCGGCTTTTTTTGTGTCCGAAAACGGAAGAAGACGGGGATATACCCCGTCTCTTCCTCCTTATAGGTAGTCGTATGAGCTACAACCTTATATTTGGTTGCGCCATTATTAAACCATGTTTCAAATCCTCATAGGTAACGCTTGGTTACACTATACCACATCCTCCACAAGAAAAAAAGGGGGAATTTTTTTCTGATTAGGTGTTGACTTTGTTCACGGGTGGGTGTACTATAGAATCAGGAAGTGAACAAAGTTCACGAAAAAACAAGCGGAGGGGATCACGATGACCAAGCGGGAATTGATGAAACGGGCACACGCTTTGGCGAAACAAATGGAAGGCGACTACCGAGCCCGCTTGGTCATCGCTCTCCAACAGGCTTGGCAGGAGGCGAAGGGGATGAAAAAGTCAGTCATTTATAACGTGAATCACCAGCCTAGCGGAGGCAAGGAGTGGGTGGCTGAAATAGTCGGTCGCCACCCGAAATTCAAGTTTGAGCGCTCGTTTCTCTCTCCTATAGAAAGAAAATGGAGCGGGAGCGGAAAGACCGGGACCACCCGGTATGAGTTGGAAGCGGGGAAGGTTTACGAGGTGAACGAACCGTGGAAAGGGCGTTGGTTCATCACTGTCGAGAATGGCGAAGTTGTGGAAATTACAGCAGAGGAGGTGCTGAAGAAATTATAGGAGATGGAGGGGAAGACATGGACAAAATACCGAAACTGCTTGGAGTAACGGATGTAGCGCGAGAGTTAGGTTGGACGAAGGGGAAGGTATCGGAATATCGAAGGCGCGGTATCCTTCCGGAACCGGTCACCCGGATCGGAGGACGTCCGGTCTGGACGGAAGAACAAATTTTAAAATGGAAAAAGGAGAATGAGAAATGAAAAAGGTTTTCGTTACGCCGGAGTACTTCCGGAAAGGCGACTACACCGATTGGTATGAGGCAGAAGTCCCAGAGGTGCTGGGGGAAATGTCTTATGAAGAATACCTAGAGCGGGAACTTATCCCGCGAATGGAAATGTACCAAACCATCGTTTTATACGAGGATGGAACCTTGTACGGAGTGATAGGCGGCAAAGCGGAACAAATTTCGGATCGGGAGTTCAATCCCGAAACGGAAAAGCACATTTTCGATGAAGTATTTGAGGAGTACGCGGGCATTCAAGGAGACCTGGAAAGAGAAATTGAGGAGGAAGAAAAATGATGAAAGTTTTGTTTGCAGGAGAAAGCACAGCTCCGCAAAAGATCACAGAATATGACCCGAATTATGATTCACTGGAAGACGTAGAAGGGGATGAACCGTCAGAAGAAAGGGTGTACGAAGCGAAAGAAGAAGGCTACCGCTTCTACCACCTCTACGAGATAGAGGATGAAGAGGAATTTATATCCCGCTGGGTGTTAGTTGCATCGAAGATTATCACCTAGCCGACTTCCTCTCCGCTCATCCACCGGGTGAGCGGGACAGGGAGCCGGACAGGCTCCGACAAAAAAAGGGAGAGATGAAAAATGAAAATCGTAAATTTGACGCCTCATGACGTGATTGTCCGGAACGAATCCGGAGAGAAAAAATACCCCGCAACCGGGCAAACAGCCCGCGTTGCCACGGTGAACGAAGTAGTAGGGGAAATCGACGGGTGCGAAGTTGTCGCCCAGACCTTCGGTGAGATCGAGGGTCTGCCGGAACCGCAGCCGGACACATACTACATCGTATCGATGGTTGTGCGTCAGGCAGCGGAGGGGAAACGGGATGATCTCCTGTCTCCCGACACCTCCCCGCAAGGTGCGATCCGGGGAGAAGATGGACGGATCGAAGCCGTCCGACGGTTCGTCCGCTGATCCGACTTCTTACCCGCTCATCTCGCAGGAGGTGGGCGGGATAAGGAGCCAGAAGCTCCAAACAAAAAAAGGGAGATGATTCAATTATGAAAGGCAAATATTTCGGAGTAGAGCCGACCCGCCCGTGTTCGCATTGCGGGACACCGCGCATCGCTTACGATTACGACGATGAGTGCTATGTGGTTCCCGGCTATATCGAGGGCCAGGAATACCGCGAAATAAAATGCGGTCGGCCTGTAATTACAGATAAGGTGTGGATACTTAACGGGTCCGCACCAGAGCCAGTGAAAGAGGTCTGCCCTGATTGCGGAGGACGACTTGTTTGTATTATTGGTAAGCGAACTAGCGGCCCACATTTCGGCACCGAAAAGAGGATTTACTACTGTGAGCGAGGGAAGCATTACTCCCCCGAGCCTAGAGGGGAGGTGAGAAAGTTAGAGGGATGTCCGCAATGCCGGGAGTACCATTCGATTTGATGGTCGGAGGAATTGGTCTGACTTCTTACCCGCTCATCTCGCATGAGGTGAGCGGAATAGGGAACCAGAAGGTTCCTGAAAATTTAAGGAGGGATCGGAATGAAAAGTTTGGCAGACGTTATGTTTCGCCGAGTTATGGCGAACGTGTTGGAGACAGAGTCCGAGAAAAAAGATCGGCTTCAAAAAGAAGCTAGTCTGAAGAGGAAAAGAGAGAAGTGGAGGAATATTGGCTTGTATGTTCCTATCTCCCTCTTCATTCTAGGGTTCGTCGTCCATGTAGCCGCTCATCCCATGGCCTCCGGGTTCTGGTACCATACCGGATTGCTTGCTGTCCATCTACTTTTCCTATTGTCGGCTTCCTTCCTCTTCAGACTAGCTGAGGAGAAGTTGGAGGAGTATAGCGACATATACTCCCAAATTGCCGCGGAGATCGCTAAAGAATCAGGTGCGGATATACTGTACATCCGCATGCAGTTCATGATTGGAATTGCAGGGTTGGTTGCCTTGACGTTTTCTGGGGGGTGGATCGTTTATGAATATGGTCCATTCCCAGAAAATTTCAGCGGTTTGATTCCAGCATCCGCGATTCTACTGTCGATTTTCTGGGGAATCGCTGTTTACATAGCAGCGAAACCGCGAAAGCAGTGATCCGGCTTCCGACTCCCTCCCTGCCCATCTCGCATGAGGTGGGTGGGACAGGGAACCGGAAAGGTTCCGCGAAAGGGGAGATGAAAATGGCTAGTTTTTACTCTAGCTCAGATGAGCTAGAAATGAACGAAGGAAAGTTCCTGTTCGTCGAGATGGCTTCAGATGAAATCCGCGTTTTCGGCGCGGATACTCCCGCTGAACTCCATGACTTTACGAATGCGGGAGTCTATCGGGTTCTGGATCGGCAGAGCTTGCCGCCCCGAACACGAAAGAAGATTGAGGAACTCGCGCAGAATGGTCGAAAGGAGGTAGGTTCATGATCTTATACGACGTTACTTTTGTCGACGGCAGCCGGATTGTTGCTACTCAGGAAGAGTTGGAGGAACTAAAGCGGGAGGGGATGGAGTTCAGTCTATCCACTTGGATTTCTTCCTTTGATGAGGATGCCCTTATGGATGCGATGGTTGTAAGGGTTTGAAAAAAGGGAATGACGGCCTCCCAAAGGGGTGGATTCCTTTTTCCATTGCCCTTCCAACAGGAAAAGTATGGACGAATCATTATTGCTCGAACGAATGCATGGAAAAACATTTTGATGAGTTTCTGGCAGATTATGAAGAAAAGTATGAGAAAAAGGAGGAATGACCATGGATACGACTCACCGGGCGGGGAGAACCCGCCCGGGTTTCTCATACCGAAAGACGAAAACATTCGCGCGCTGGGTAACGGTTTTACTCAGTGTGGTCATCTTCGGTTGCGCTCAGGTGCTGTCTTACGTCCATACGCTCCATCTGTTCCAGCAGTACGGTTACAGCGGGTGGGAAGCGCATATGGGAGTGGTCATGTTTGAAGCGTTGTTTTTTCTCGGTGCCTTCGTTACGATGATCTTTCATTTCATCGGTGTTCGGCCGGGTGCACCTGTACGAATTGCTACACTGCTTGGTGCTTCGTTCGTGGCTTGGTCGAATATCTCATATGGGTTGGAATATGGTCGTGGCGGGGTGGTGATCGGGGTGGCTATCATCCTGTGCGCTATCGTCGCGGAGGCGGTAGCAGGGAAAGCGATCCTACATACCGGTAGTGGAGTGGAGGAAGGTGGAGAAACCTCCACATCTCCAGCAGAGACCTCCACCACGAAGCTGGATACCTCCACATCCTCCACCCGATCCTCCAGTTTGGATGTGGAGGATATGGAGACCCCATCCACTGGACGTGGAGAGGTGGAGAAATCTTCTCCACCTAAACTGGAGATTGAAGCAGGAGACCTCCATGTATCCAGCGCGAAAGAGGTGAAGGAATCTCCACCTGCTCATAGTCTGGATGTGGAGAAAGTGGAGAAGGTGGAGGAAGCCAAGTCTGGAGATGTGGAGGTGGAGAAACTGGAGAGTGGGAACCGCTCCACCCTCCACCCTGGAGATGGAGAAAAGAAATCTCCACCCTCCACCTCCAGAAAAAAGAGTACAGGGAAATCCTCCATCTCCACCCTGGAGACTGGAGAAATCTCCACCATCAGTTATAACGCTGGAGACGATCCACTGGAGGTAGCCCTGGAGATCATGAAGGTGGAGAAGAGACGTCCAGGACGTCCACGTCTCATGAAGGCGGGGATGAGCGAACACACAGCCAAGATGACTGCCAATAAACTGAAGAAACTGGAGCAGAAAGCTTCATAGAAAACCGGGTGGGAATCGTCCACCCGGTTGTTTTCTTTACCACGTTATTTTTTTTGCTGATGTCACTTTTGCACCCTGCACTATGAAATTATCTGGCCCAGTTCCTACGCCAACCTGCAAGTCGTAATAATCCCAAAGCCCACCTATGTAATCCTTGGTTGGAGAATCAAGGTCTACGTCTTCATTGTACGCATCTGTCATGCTCGAAAGCATCCTTGCGAAATTATCCCCATATTCTTTAGCCGTTTCCTCATTCGTCGCGGCATTTACAACTATAGCCAAGATAACTTTATCTCCCTCAACTTGGACTAGAGCATCTTCCACGAGTGTCTCCATTTTTATTTGGTCTACGGCTATTTTCTTTGCCTCATCCGGGATTTCGGGTAGCTTGTCGTTTTTTCCC